ATCGTAGCCGATGACACCCTGCCAGTCCGGGTGCAGCTGCAGCACCTTGAACACGTTTTCCCGGCACTCTTCATAGCCGCCATTCCGCTTGTGGAATAGCACCCGGTCCCAGTCAATCGGCGCATCATTGCCCTGCACTGCGCCAGCTCCACGCAGGGGTGGATTTGCCTTTGGCGCTGGCTCGCTTGCTGTGCGAGGCATGCGTAGATGTGCACGGATGAAGTCGGCGCATGCCTTGGCATCCCACCCCTCGGCGATCGCATCGGCAATATCCCATCCCTCAGGTTTTTCGCCTGGCGCCGGAACATCCACGATACGTACTTCGCAGCCAAGCTTGAGCAGCACCTCGGCGACCTTCTCCATTGCCATGATGCCGGGCTGTCTATCGGCTGGCTTGAGCGTGTTGTCGCGATCACGCTGCGCGTCGCAATCTGGCCAGAGAATTACCTCATGGTTGGCCAGTAACGAAAAATCGGCTTTCTCGACCGCTTTTGCACCACCAGGCCATGTGACGATATTGAAGCGATCATTGAAGAGTTCACTGGCCGCATCAACGCATTTCTCGCCTTCGACGACCAGCACCTTACGGCCTGGAACCCAGCCACGCCCCAGGTACAGCGGGCGTGGATCGCGAAATGAAATCCAGTGCCATCTAAGCTCGCCCGTCTCGGCATTCTTGGCGAAGACGCAAGGCAAAACTTCCTTGCCGCCCGTCGATGTGCGGAATCGGTACACGACGCCGAGCAGCTGACCTTCGGCGTCGCGGTATTCCCACGTCATTTCCGGACGGCCTCGTCGTGGATGTGCCACCGGATAGTCACCCGCTCCTGTCGGGACAGGGAGAATTGGGGTCCACGGCGATCCCTTACGAGCCTCCCCAGCCGCTTCTACCCCTTCCGTAGCTTGCGCAGGGCGCGACACGTTGCGCGCAGGGGAATGATTTCCCGGCGCATCTGGAAGCACATAACCGATAATGCCGGCGATCTTGCGCGCGGCCTCGCCATTTCTCAAGCCGAACAGGTAAGCATAAAGACTGATCAGGTCGCCGCCTGCATCATCAGAGGCGTAGTCGTACCATGCGCCGGTATCGAGCGACACGGAAAACGACGGATTCGCCTCATTGCGAACCGGGTTCTTTGCGACCCAATTGCCAGCGATCTTTTTGCCACCAGGGAGCCAATCGGAGAGAAGCTGGTCGATCTGTTGTAGCGCAGCCGTGGCGATAGCTTTGAAGTCGATCATTTGCCGGCCCGCTTTCTCGCCTCATAAAGGCGGTGCACTTGTGCGCGAAATATCTCTTGTAGTTCCGGCGAACTCACACACTGCACGCGAGCTACTTGCGTAGCAAATTCGCGCCTGGCCTGCAGTGTCGGAAACTTGGCGCATTGCTCTGCTAGACAGCAAACCATCCAACCAGGCTCGCATGCCAGCCCTGCAACCTGACGCATAGGCTTGCAGCACACCATTTGGGGAAAGAGAGTCATTTTTCCGAGCTATCAGAGCGGCAATACACACGGAATGTCAGTGCACGCATTTCATCCAGAGTGCGATGAATCTCGTCGATGACTGCGCTTAAATCAGCTCGCTCGCGCTTGTCGATCTCTCCGTCGGCAGTAGCTTTAGCGAATTTCTGAGACCACTCACCGAGCTCGATATGAAGCTCGTTCATTTTGGCGAGGATAGAATCGTTGCTGATGGGGCCGATGTCGGGCAGCTTCAGGAAGGTTCCGCCGCTCTCGGCAGCAACTGCTTGTGCGAAGAACGTGGTCCCGGAGAACTTCTGCATCTGCATGTCTGTTTCCGTAAGCACCGACTGTCCTTTGCGCTCGTAGATGCGATTCTCCAATGCATCACGTGTCATACCAAGTGCCGCCGCCATGGCATCCCAGCCTCCAGGAAATGTCCTGATCATTTCCAATCGTGCTTTTCTCAGATCCACAACTTTCCCCTTTTGTGGTGGTTTCATCATGCAGAAATTGCAATTAAACTATTCTCAAAAACGAGAGAAGTAGATGAAGAATCCGCCCCACCTTCCCGTCTTGTTATAAGTCCCCTGGCTTGCGGTGCATCAAACTCCTTGGTCTAAGCAAAAAAATGCCGACCACCGGAGTGGCCGGCAAACTTCCTTAGGGAGACTCTTTTGCTTGTTTCTTGAGGGATTGGGAGTTAGATTCTATTGTGGCAAGCTCAGGCCAAATCTCTTGCCAGTCTCTTGGACGGAGGTCTTTGCGAGTTACTTCACCGCCTGTCACGCTCTCAACTTTTGGGCACCAAGGGATAGGCACAGGACGTCCCCCTTTTTTGCATTCACCAACTGCTTGCGGTGAAACACCTAAATGACGTGCCATATTGGCCGCTCCCACAAGATCACAGGCTTTTTTAAATGCTGCATTCATACCCTCAATATAAAGTAATACTTTATTACAAGCAAGCATTGATTGAAGGCTTTAGCACACGCGAAAATAAAGCAATGATTGATAAGACACCCAAAGCCAAAGGGGATGCAAATCGAGAGCTGGCAAGGAAAATTGCAGCCGCGATTGAATCAAGCCCTTTGACCGCAAAGAAAATTGGCGAAGAATGTGGTGTTACGGCTCAAGCCGTGAACGGCTGGAAAGTCACGGGCCGCATATCTAAAGAAATGCTTGTAAAGTTCGCTGGCGTCGTAGGTTTGCCAGTGAATTACTTTATCTCTGATGCTCCTGAGGCAGCTGTGAGTCCCGCCTTACCAGAAATTGGCGAACTCAATGGCGACAAGCTTATGAGATTATTTATTCTGTACGGACAGTCCACTAAAGAAGGTCAGGACCTAATCCTTAGCACCGCCGAGCTTGTTGCGAAGAGGCCGCTCAAGTCTTGATTTATTTTTTACACGCTTCTTAACGGCATTATTTGCAGTCGAGCGCATATGAATGAGTGCATGAATAGCGACTTGATCATGTGCTGACATGTTGTCAAATTCAACCCACATAACCCTTTTCTCTTGCTCTGTCAACATACCGCTCTCCTTGGAGGGGAATCAGACACTACTGTTATGCCCAAGTTTCTGCTTGGTAATGTAATTAATTGTTTCTGCGATTCTGAGTCGTAAGCGACCAAGTGGAGAGCAGACACTATGTGCGCACAGCGTATTGCAAATTCCTTAGCAAAAACCATTCTCACAAGACTTGGTTTTTAGAGCAATAAAACCGGGACGGGGTGAAATACTGAACGCCAATAACGCAGTTATTCTTGAGACGCAAAAAGCTATCGGCTCAACCTGACTGCCTTCCACAAGAGCCGCCTTCGGGCGGCTTTTTTCATTTTCCCAACCATAGCCCGGCACGTCCGGGCTTTTTTCCGCCCCGTGACTACATGAGTCGGAGCGAGAGGACATACCAACACATAAATAAATCATTGCTTGCTTTCATAAAGTATTGCTTTATACTATTCACATCAAGCACGCGTTCTCACAGTGCTGATTGAAGAATTTAGGGGGAGCAATGTCAATCACAAATGAGCAAGTCCGGCAACGCACAAATAATAGGAAGCGGATGAAATCGTTCTCCGTTACTGTCCGCACATCTGTGCGCACTTACGCATACATCGCCATCGCAGAATGCAGCGCTGATGTAGTTGATGCAGCAGTAGATCAATTTGGCCTGTGCAGCGTGTTTGTGATGGTGTCCGCATGAATGCCGTCATTCTTTCTGGCGCAGTCAATTTTCTCGGAAATGCTGAAGACAGGCGCTTCCATGTCATCAAGAAGCCCTCTGCAACTGTACGCGTACGTATCAGCTCCCCCGACCCGTTTGGCGGCGCGCGAGGCCATGATTACATCCGTTTGCGCGGCCTGGCGCCGAAGGTAGGTTCACTTTCGAGTGCATCCCGCGAAAAAGAATGCCAATGCTATCCATGCGTACAGGCGCGACTGCTGCCGGCCGTGCAGGCGATCTGCGACCGCCGCCGCAATCAAATACCTATCGAAGCATTCCCCACAATCGTCGGATGGAATGACCTTAACAACGACGAGGTGCTTGCTTTGCTCGATGTCCCGATAGGGACTGAGGGGTGACATGTCAGCGCGCATCGTTCCAGATCGCGTCGCGCTTGAAGTAGCGCACCGCATTCTGCGTACGACGATGGCTCTCGACACGATGCTCGCCCACCCGGCATTCCGCCTGATTCTCGAAAACGTCGCCCGACGGCATATGCAGCGCCGTGAGCGACTCGATGCAAAGAAGCTGCAGGCCAACGATCACGATTGACTTTTAACCTTAAGAAGGGGGCAACATCCATGGGCACCAAGGCATTTGCCGTGTTCATCCAAGAACTGCGCGATGGCCGTGCGCACTCCGAGCTATCCGGTCAACTCGCAGAACTTATCGGCAAGGTCCGGGAAACCGGCAAAGGCGGCGAACTCACATTGAAGATCAAGGTGAAGCCGGCATCGCGCGGCGGCGACGTGGATAAGGTCACCGTCTCCGATCAGATCAGCATTACCCTGCCGAAGCCGGAAAAGGGCGAGGACTTCTTCTGGCTCACCAGCGAAAACGACCTGTCGCGCAACCATCCCCGCCAGCAATCTCTTGAGCTTCGCGACGCTGGCGGATCTCAACTTTCCACTCTCAAGGAAGCATCTAAATGAGCGAGCAACTCGACCAGCTTGGAACAACCGTCGCCGCGACTGCCAGCACAGAGCACGTCCATCTGGACTCCTCCGTGATTGACAAAATCGGCACGCTTGTAAAAGCCGCAGCAGCAGTGCAGGAAGTCGGTGACACCTATCATCTAGTGCTTCCAGATGACCACAAGCACATCGACATCACTGATGCCGTGCGTAAGGCCAGGCCGCATCCATCTCGCAAGACCGGCACTGCGGCCCTCGGCGATATCGACAGTTTCATTGCCTACGTCAAGGCGCAGGGCGAGCCGAACCGCACCGTGATCTACGCAGATCCTGACAGCCGCACGCTCACCGCTGTTTTTAACGACCATGAAGAGTGCGATGCCGAGAACTCGTTGGCTGGCTGGCGCGACTTCCGCGCTGTCTATGCTGCTTCGTTGAGCCGCGAGTTCTCCAACTGGCAGTCGATGCATACCAAGCCCATGGAGCAGGAGCAGTTCGCCATCTTCCTCGAAGACAACATCGCCGATATTGTCGAACCCTCCGGTGAAACGCTCCTGCAAGTGGCGCTCACGCTCCAGGCCAAGACCGCCGTCGACTTCAGCAGCAGCAAGCGCCTCGATAACGGACAGGTGCAACTGACCTACACCGAGACCATCGATGCGCGTGCCGGTAACGGCAGCATCGAGATTCCACGCGAATTCGCGATCGGCTGCCGTCTCTTCAAGAACGGCGATGGCTACAAAATTCACGCCCGTCTCAAGTACCGACTCGGCGCTGGCCGGGTCAAGTTCTGGTACGAGCTGGATCGTCACGAGAACGCGCTTGAAGATGCCTTCAAGGCTTATGTCGAAAAGGCGTCAAAGGAAACCGGCTATCCGGTGTTGATCGGCAGGCCGTAACGCAGCATGGTCGCCGGTCATCTGCCGGCGCCAACAGGTGAGCCGACTGCAACTCTTTCTATTCCGTGAAGCAGCTGGCATCCCGCCGCACAGTCGGCTCACCTGTTGGTATCACTTTAAATCACCAATATCGAGATATTTATGAAACGTGAAATTGTCGTCGGCTCCGAGGTGGAGTTCGACAGCGAATACGGCCCCCAAAACGGCACGGTCACAGAAATCAAAAAGGACATCGCCAATGGCCGTCCGATTGCATTGATCGATGTTCCCAGTACACAAGGCTCGGCATCGTGGAAGCTGCCGATCGATCAACTGAAACTGTACAAGGCGGCAGCATGAAACGTACTGCCATCAAATCTGCCGCTTTGCAGGCAGCGGATCCCGTCAATCATCCGCCGCACTACATGCAACATCCGAGTGGCATCGAATGCATCCAGGTTACGGAGCACATGGGGTTCAACCTAGGCAACGCGGTCAAGTACATCTGGCGCTGCGATTTGAAAAAGGACGCGATCGAGGATCTCGAAAAGGCACGCTGGTATCTCGACCGCGAAATCGCCAAGCGCAAGGCAACAGCAGGGAATTAATAATGACGAAGCAGAAAAAGCAGCGGAAAAAGGCCTACCGGCCGAAGGCGGTCAATCCAATGGCTGCATTCCAAGCGCTGGATTCAATCCACGTTGCGGCAGAAGACCACCGCCCGCTGCACGAGGACGACGCAACGGACCTCGCGCTTGCCTACCGGCTGTCGCTGGAGACAATGGTCAAGGGTAAGTCGACCGAGGAAGACTGGAGCGTCGTTGTCTGCTCGCTGAATATCGGCCTGATTCTCTGCGAACGCGGCATTGGTGCCGAGTATGAGCCGCTGTTTGTCCGTGCGCTCGACGGTGCATTCCGATCTCGGATCCGTGCTGGCCGGACTGGCACTTGGCGCTTCGACGGCGATGCTCTCGTGGCTATCCGTGAAGCGATCGACGTCCACGACGAGCAAGTCAAGATCACTACAAAAGAAGAAATTCGAACAGCCCTGCTTGAAGTACATCACCGCATCAAAGCGGGAAATGTGTACAGGGAAGCAGCATGAACATCAACCGTGTGGATTGAGCACAATGCTACGGTACCAAACCATCGCCAAGTTTTCCGCCGAATCGGGCTACACCGAGGATGCGATCAATTCGAAGATCCGGGACGGCGTGTGGCTGGAAAACCAAGTTTGGATAAAGGCGCCGGACGGTAGACGTCTTATTGATGTGGAGGGATATTACGAATGGGTCGAGAAGGCACGGGCGTCAAAGCCGCGAGTGAAACGTCAATCGAAATCACCTTTACCTATCGTGGCAAGCGCTGCCGCGAACGAATCAAGCTCGCCCCCACCCCTGCAAATCTGAAGCGCGCAACACAGCATCGCGCGGCCATTCTGGATGCGATAGTTAAAGGCACCTTTGACTATCGCGTCACCTTTCCGGACAGCCCTCGTGCGGCGCTGTTTGTTGAGCGCCAAGGCGAGGTCACTACCGTCGAGAAGTACCTGGACGATTGGCTGGAGCGACAGCGCACACATTTGAAAGCATCCACGTACGACGGATACCGCAAGGTGATCATCAATCATCTCAGTCCCGGTCTCGGTATGTACATCCTGTCCGACCTCAAGCGTACTCAGATCAAGGACTGGTGCGCAAGGCAAAAGACTACGAACAAGACGCTCCGGAACCGGCTATCCGTCCTACGTGCAGCGTTAGGGGATGCGGTGCAGGATGAACTGATCGAGGCAAACCCGCTGTACGGCTGGCAATGGCGCAGCAAGGAGGCGCCGAGCGACGACGACGTGGATCCGTTCACTGCCGAGGAACAAAGAGCCATCCTGGATCAACTACAAGGCCAGGAGCGCAACTTATTCCAGTTCGCGTTCTGGACCGGCATGCGCACATCCGAGCTAATCGCGCTGCAATGGGGCGACATCGACTGGCACCGTGGAACAGTCGAGGTACGGCGTGCGCTGACTCGCGCCGCAATCGTACAAAAGAGCGAAGGTGAAACTCCGAAGACGCGCGCCGGCCGGCGGCACATCAAGTTGCTCGCACCTGCCATCGAGGCACTGCAGGCACAGAAAGCATTCACTCTATTGAGTAATGAGTATATCTTCAAGAATCCACGCACAGGCAAGCGCTGGAGCGGCGACTTGGTCATTCGCGAAGCGTGGAAGCGTGCACTCACGCTGACCAAGGTGCGGTACCGGCGTCCATATCAAACTCGGCATACGTTTGCCAGCATGATGCTAACTGCCGGCGAATCCCCTATGTGGGTCGCCCAGCAGATGGGACACAAGGATTGGACGATGATCGCCCGAGTCTATGGGAAGTGGATTAAGGATGCACAGCCGGAGGCGGGAAACAAGGCGGTGACAATGTTTGGCATGCAAAACAACAGAAAATCTGCACTTGCCTGATACGTATAAATTGAGTCTTGACCTGAAAGGATGTGTCAGATTCCAACTGTCGCAGTTCGGCCAATGTCTGCCCCCCCATCGGCGAAGGTGACGGGCCGCTTCCGACCCAAACCGGCCTTACAGCAATCCAGAAAGCAGACGCTCAACGCGTCAGTTCACTGGCACG